GTGCATGAACAAGGACCAGCTTAGAGAAGAGCTTGCAGAAGACGAAGGCTGCAAGTTTGAGATTTACCTAGACCACCTCGGCCTACCTACATACGGGATTGGACATCTTGTGGTAGAGGACGATCCAGAGTACGGCCAGCCTGTAGGCACGCCCGTCGATGAGGAGCGCGTGCGTCAGGTGTTTGCTTTGGACATTGCCTCGACGCTGGACGAGTGCCAGGTTCTATATCCAGACTTTGATGACTTGCCGGAAGAGTGCCAGCTTATCATCGCCAACATGATGTTTAATATGGGCAGGCCGCGTCTCTCCAAGTTCAAGGGCATGAAAGCTGGTGTAGATGCTAGGGATTGGAACAGGGCTGCGGACGAGATGGTAGACAGCCGCTGGCACGATCAGGTTCCGAATCGCGCCAAGCGTTTGGTAAAGCGTATGAGAGCGCTGGCTGATGGCTAAGACTCCTGCATGGCAGCGCAAGGAAGGCAAGAACCCCAAGGGCGGCTTGAACGCCAAGGGCAGGGCTTCTGCTAGGCGACAGGGTATGAACCTGAAGCCACCTGTGAAAAGCGGAGATAACCCACGCAGAGCCAGTTTTCTTGCACGCATGGGCAACGCAAGGGGGCCAGAACGAGATGCGAAGGGCAAACCTACCCGGCTTCTGCTTTCTCTCAGGGCATGGGGTGCAAGCAGCAAGGCTGACGCTAGGAAGAAGGCGGCAGCAATATCCAAACGCAACAAAGCCAAGAAGGGAAAGAAGTAATGCCAGGACATTATGGAAAAATGAAACCAGGCGGCGGCATGAAGAAGAAGGGTGCCAAGGCCAAGAAGCAAGCAGCTACAGCTATAGCGATGAAGAAGGCTGGCAAAAAGCCAAGGCGTAGGATGTGATTACTTAGTCTTGCTGGTGTAGCACGCCCAGCAGATATCCTCGCCAGAGGCAAGTGACACCCAATCATCATGGGTATAGTCACAAGCCTTCTGACATCGGGCGCAGTTAAATGGAAGGCTCCTCCTCCGTGTCTTCTGTTTGCTGCGCTTCTTCATTTCGCTTCATCTCCAATCCTGCGTTCAAACATAGCAGAGCATGATTGAGCATTTCGGTGGCGTTCATCGGCTTGGTATGGCACCTGCCATCAAGGCTGACAACAATGCCATCGTTACGCGGTATAATCAGAAAGGTCGGCTCCACCATCTGTGATCCTCTCTATCTCTGTTGCAGTGATGTACCACCTGCCCTGAAACTGGTATCCCTTGATAACGCCCTTTTTAAGGAGGCTACGCAGGTGTTGCACCTTGGAGCGCTTATCAGTACCGAAAAGTATCAAAGCCGCCTCACGGGGGCTTAGAATCGCGCTAGAAGGGGATATCGGGGTCATCGTCCTCTCCTTTGGTCTGTGGCGCAGCGTGCTTGGCACTGATGACGTTGCCGAGCGGCTTCATGGCCCTTTGTGATATGCCGTCAGCGATACTGTCCTCACCCTGATATTCGGTAACTCTTGAGATACGAATAGAGATAGTATTGT